GGCGTTCGAGGATCTGACTCGCCAGAGAGGTGGCCTGGATCAACCGAAGTCGACCCTCCTGGATCTTCTTGATGGGGTGTGGTTCATTCTTGATCATCACTCGCACCGGGTCCATAAGACCAGCCTTGATCAACTCCCACCGACGAGAGTGGGAGAGATCAGGATAGTCCGTCACAGACGCGAGGTAGTCAAGACGCTCACGCACAACCTCAAAGAGGAGTTCTTTGGCCGTTACTGACTTAAGAACGGTTTCGTTGTCGTCACCAAAATGGCACCACGGATAGCCTGGAGAGGCGTCCGCACGAACACTCACCAACATCAGCTCAAAACGCTCCTTGTCCCATGCAGGCAAAACCAACACGGGGAACTGGTGGCGCTTCGAGAACTGTGTGGCCAGAGCTCTGGTGGCGACCTCAAAGCGGATCTCAAGCTCTTCCTCATTAACGTCCTTCCGCAATTTGAGGTGGACGTCCATGGAGCTCTTCTCCGCTAAGACGTTGCGTTCCGGCATGGTATAATCAACCATCCCATAGTCGTGCAGCACGGGCTCAGCGAGCTGTCTCACGATAGGAATGCCCTGGCGGGCTTTCATCGGGAGGCGCGTCTCACTAGACCCATACAAAGCGGCTACGTTGCCGAGAGCACTATGGGTTGCGGTGTCAGGTGGCAACGCGGCGGCCAGAGAGGGCGGGGCAGCTTCATTGGCCCCTCGTTTTCCGCGCTTGTCGGTTCGTTGGGGTCGGATGTCCTCGTCCTCGTGCACCTCCTCGAACTTGCTGGTGCCATCGTCGAAATCGGGGAGGTCGGCGATCGTGTCGTCCATAGAGTACCATTCCTGGCCGCTCGTCACGGTGAACAAATCATATTCAGCCTCTCCGTGTTTCAACTTGCGCTCCTCTGACTCCACCAACCGCTGAAAGGCGTCGTCCTGAGCATTGAGATCTGGAGTCTCAGTGTTCTTGACGGCTGCCAAAATCGCGGTGATGGGGACAGCGGTGTTTAAGTCCTCGGGGTGACCGGGGCGTTTCCCACGAGCGTGCACCCCACGGACGGTGGACTGGGCCGCCAATAAAGGGGAACCAGACGCACCGGGGTGGGTCGACGCCGTGTGGGGAAGCATCCCGTCCACGCACGTTTTAACCTGGCCCATGGCCAGATAGTGTTTGTACTTCGTATCTCTGGAAGGCGATACCACAGACACCACCACTACGCTGCGCGATGGTTTAAGTCTCGCGACAGTTAGTGCGGCCCACACACTATCAGCGACGGAGATGCAAACGAAATCCAAATCCCGG